TTTTATAGAGGTAAACCTTGTCTTGTAAGTTATAAAGATCGTGAAGGTAAGTACCAGAATCAACCAAAAGAAGTTGTTTGTGCAAAAGTCTAATGAGTACACAAAAAGAAAGAGATGAAAATGAAAGAAGTAAATAAAATTATATTTACTGAATGCCTTATTTAAATAACTGATAATGATTACTAGAAAACAATTTGGACCTGCATGGTATGAAGAAAAAAATATAAAATCTACTAATTATTATAAAACTAAATTTCAGATAGAAAATAATTTAAAGTTATGTACTTTAGGAGAAATATCTTATATGCCTATTTTTAAACAATTACGTAAAGAAAAAATATCAATGCTTCCACATCTTGCAATATCTGAACATGTTGATTTTTTAAATATCTATAATTCGTTAGTTACTATTAATAAATTCTATTCTTTAAAATCTTTAATGCTCGCAAGTTCATTGAGAGCACATGGAAAATCTCTTATCACTATTTTATTAGCAAAAATATTTTCAACTATGGGACAAAGAGTTCTTTTAATAGATACAGATTTACGTAATCCTTGTATACGTCATCGTCTTCGTATAAAACCTAATAAAGGATTATCTGATTTATTAACCTATTCAGAACTTAATTGGAAAGATCTCATTTATCCTATATCTGATAATTTAAAAGTTATAAGTGAAGGACAACAAGAGTTAAGGCCACGTGAATGGAGTGATTTACTTTGTTCTATCCAAATGGACAAGTTAATGAATTCTATTCATATAGATAATAGTTTTGATATTATCCTTTATGATACTGCTACAATTTTAGGTTTAAATGACTCTAATTTAATTGCAAAAAATGTAGATGGTGTAATACTTTTAACTGTTTTAAATTATATAGATTGTGATTTAATAAAAGAAACATTAGTACATCTGAAAAAACAAAATGCTTTTATATTAGGATCTATTCTAAATAATCTTCCTAGACAAAAGCTCGTCCAAAATTTGGTTTAGGTTTATGTGCATATTCAGTAGCTCCTGCTCCTGGAGGACCATAATTTCTACCTCGTAAACTTGGTAACTCAACACCTGCAATACTTGCTTTTCCTACTGGAGTCTTACCTCGTATAGTAGGCTCATCTATTCCTGCTTTTTGTTTATATTTACCTGCTGCTTTTGCAGATCTCATGAATTTAGCAACACGTTTTTGTTTCTTTTCAATATCAATATTTTCACGTTGATCAGGATCTACACGACGTAAATCAACATCATATTGATCTTCAGGATTTAAATCTGAAACTTCAACACCTGAAGTACCAGAATCCTTTTGAGGATCATATGTTGGATCATAGAATCTTGCCATGATAATATTGTAAAAGCAGTACATCAAGATTTTGATATTGTTATGGCTGGTTCTACAGGATTCTTAGGTGATTTCGTTAAAGACGAATTAGATTGCCATTATGTAGATATTCAAGATTTTGGTACAGATCTTGCTAATGAAAATAATGACGTTCCACTGTATGATCAATACAATCGTGGATTAGCATTATGCGAAGAGGGGATGGATCGGAAGAATTTAGCGACAGAAGCGGGGAAACGGGACAAGAGCCAGAGAGGAGGTCTGACGGGGTATATACCAGCAATGGAGCAATCGGAACAGTATCCAGGGTCATCTCCGAATGCAGGGAAATTAATAGTAGCTCTAGGCAAACCATCGGAAAATATGTACCGACAGTCTCTGGCGAGACGTGGTTTGACCGCCTAGACGAAACATCTCCAACGATGCGTATGGCTGGACCAGAAGAATGTAAAGGAGAAATAAATCATAAAACTGTATCTCCTAAACAAATAATAAAAGATGCTGTAGATGATTTAAAGAAAGAAGATTTAGTTAATCATCCTTCTCATTACACAGATGGAAATATTGAATGTATTGATGCTATTGAAGCTCAATTAACAGATGAAGAATTTCGTGGATATTTAAAAGGAAATATTGCTAAATATATCTGGAGAGAAAAACATAAAGGCGGTGCACAATCTATAGAGAAAGGGGCTTGGTATCTAAATCGTTTAATTAAATTAGATAAACCCAATTGTATGCGTACTTTTATACCAGGTTTTGATGACTAAGCTAAAGGTGCAAAAGGATCATCATCATCTTCCATAACTGGATCTGGAACTGCTTCTTTTGCTAGTTGTCTTAATTCAACATCTGTTGGTATGTCAAAATCGATATTAATATTTTCTTCAGCTATTAATGCTTTAATAGCATGCCATTCCATTAATCTTTGATAATATAAATTTAGTAATGAAGTATATAATTGTTCCCATGTCATTTCTCCTGCGCTAATCTCTGCTTTTCTCATAGAGAATTGTAACTCTAATGGCAGACCAAACTCTTTGGGTTTTGCTGATGGTTCCATTTCGTTACTCATACTTCTAGTTACGTATTCTAAGCGAGTCTGTCAAAGACAACAGTAATTTCATGACTAGGATAATCGTTCCATATTTCATTGTCAATTCTGAATCCATTGGCGAATTCACTAAGAATATAAGGACTGATACTTTCTTCTAGTCTACGAATAGCTCTTAATTCACTTGGTTTCCCACTGAAATTCTTGAATGCTGTTAAGAGAATTTCGGTTATTCCTTTTGTATCTGTATAACTTTCATTTAAAAATAAATTAATTTCTTCTCTACGACGATCAAGAAGACCTCCAATAGCTTTGTAATCCTCATCAAAAATCCATCTTCCCATTTCTTCACAGGCTCCTCCGATATTTTCATTCTCAATACAATCAATAATTTGACTATATAAAAAAGGTTCCCATCCTATTGAATGTATAAAGGATATAAGTGCTTGTCTCATATATAAATCAAGATGTATATTAAGTTTGGACAATTGTTGATCGATGATACTAGTTTCTGTAAATAAATATTCCAATGCTTTCTCTTGTGTGCAATATTGTCCAGCTTTTACTGGAGCACCATCAGGATAAAATTGTGTCCCATAGCCAATGGTATAAGGGTCTTTTCCGGATTTGGGATCTGGATAAGCCTTTTCGTTATACCCTTCATATTTACGAATCAAATTAATCGCAAGGGAGAAATCAGCCATGTCTAGAACACTTAATATTCCTAATATACACAATTAATAGTAAAAAATGTTTACAATCCCTTGAACATTGTCGTGAATTCGTCTAGGACTTCCTTTTCTTTCTTCCTTGGACGATAATCCCATTCAGAATCTTCTTTCACATCATAAGTGAAATAACTTTTACTTTTTTCTTTATCTACTTCACTTGGACCTTTATCCTCATCGTCATCAAAGAAACTTTCAATCGTACCAAGAGATGAAAAAGGATCACTTAGATCAAGACCGAAACTTTCTAAGCTATCATCTTTCCCTCCTTTTGTAAGCAGTCTCATTTCTGATCGATTTACATCAGGAAAGAAATTATTATAAAATTCATCTTCTGATCCTTGGAAGCCTGATTTTTGAAAGACTTTATATAGTTCAGTTTCTGGTTTTGCTTGTTCATCTTTATAATCTTCTTCTCTTTCTATATATGTAACACCTAATTTTTGCTGATCAGGATCTTGTCGTTTTTCATTTAAATATTTTATTTGTTCTCGGATTTGTTGTGCAGAACCTGTACGAAAAGCTTCCATTATATGTTCTCTTAGTTCATCAAAATCTCCTTTGTACGTTTCCAGGCCATGGCTTTGAAGTATTTCATCCCAACCTGATTTATCACTAGGATCTATACCTTTTATAACGTCATCAGCAAATTCTTCTGGTGTTATAAAATCTCCGAATGCAGTCCCAGATTCTAAAGCTTCGTCATTTAAAGCTGGAAGAATATTTGTATAAATATGATCTTTAATTTTAGCTGCATTTACAAGATCGGCTGAAGGATCAAAAGGTGCAGAATCACCATTCTTATCTTTGAAAGTTTGTCCTTTTACTTCATAATGCATACGTGCAAATTGTTCTTTATTTTTGATATCTATTCCAAAACGATAAGCTTGTTGTACCCAATAACTATCTCCATTTTTAGCAGCATTCCAATCAGCTGCAATAGTGTCTTCTTGTGTTTTATAACGATTTGCTTGTGCTCCTACATTGTATTCATCTTTCACACCTAAAGATGGATTCATATAGAAATCTGCATTAAAAGAATTATCACTTGCATTAATCTTTAAATCATCTAAATACTTTTGGGCACGTTGCTCTGCAACTAATTTAACAGCATTAAGTCTTGTTTGTGTTTGGAAAGGGTTTTGTTCGTCTTGTCTTACATCTAAATATTCTACAAATTCATCCATTGATTTAGATTGGTCAAATCTTGGTTGTAGATAGTCAGTAATATATTGTTTTGCAAATGCACCATCTATAGCAACTTGCTTTTCTGCTTCTTCTACTGTGTAACCTAATTCAAGTGAATCATCATATTTAGTTTTTAATTTTTCATCAAACCATTCGTGCCAATTATGTGTGACATTATTACCAAGTCCTGTAATACCTCTAAGACTTTTTTCTAAAGATTCTTCTGCTTTACCACCTGATGTAAAAGAAAGCATTCCTCCTACACCTGAATCTCCAAGGATTGAATTTGTTAGTGTTTTATTCATATCCATTATTTCACTAAACCCACTAAACCCAGACATTGTACTTAACATTTCTTCTTTGCCTTTTGCTACTTTCATTTCAGCAATTGTATCTTTTAAAACATTCTGTGTTAATGCTCCAAAACGTTTTACATCTACAATTGATTGTTCTCCAGATGCTTCATTAATCGCATTTTCTAATTCAGTAATTCCATAATTCATATTGACGTTATAATCCAGTTTTATTTGCTTATCTTCTGGTCGTTCTGATAAACGAAATAAGACGCCGAATTCATCCTTTTTTTTAACATCTAAAAGGGATGCTTTTCCTAATTTACGCCAATAACCTTCTTTACTTTCATCTTTTGCTTTTTCCCATTCGTCGTTAACATAAGGAATATTTAATATACGCTCTGTTTGAGTATCTATATTGACACCTAATTGGTATGTTTTGACATCTTCTATATCTTTATCTAATTTTATTTGTGTTGTATCTTTATATGCATCAGCTGTTGCTGTTGCTTCTGCTGGATTACCACGTTTACCTGCAGCTTTTCCTGTATGTGTGTAATGTCCCCACAAGAATGTATTCTTATTATTTGAATATCTTTCAGTGATATCTATATCATCTTCAGCATTTGCATTATCCCAACTTGTTAGTACACTTGGACTAATGCTTGCATAATAATCTGGTTTAAATTCTCCATAAGGAGGTTTTGAACCTAAACGTGTATCCCATGTTTCAAGTTTATTTTCTCTATAAAAATCTTTAAATGCTCCGGTTAAAGATACACTCTTTGGGTTATTAGTACTACCCATAATGCTATTAATATTCGAAGTAGAAATACCTGCATCACTAAGAAGTTTTCTAGCTTCTGCTAATTTTGTTCTTCGATCTTTATAATCAGAACCTCGTGTACCCTGAGCAATGTCTTTTACTTTTTGATATGCATTATTTTTAGCAATATTTTTCTTATTTAATGTCTCATTTTTATTATTAATATCTGCTGCAATCTCATTTTTCTTTACATTCCATTTATTATCAATATCGATTTTATTATTTGCAATAGTACCATTATCTATATCCCTTTTTAAGTTCGTATTTTGATCCCAATATTGACTGTAACTATGACTATAATCATCAAACGGTTGTCTCGCTGCTGCGTAAGATAAACGATTTTTTAATTCATTTTCTACTTGCTTCTTCATCTGACGGCTATTACCACTTACTTCAAACCATCCGCTATGTACTCTGTATTGTCCATCATAAGAGGAGCCGCTGCTTGCTGAAGTATATGGCTTATTCTTCCAATTAAGCGCACTAACACTTACATTATGCCAATTATCGTAATCCTCTTCATGTTTAGCACTATAAGTAACATAAGCTTTTTTATGTTTTTTCTTCTCCGGTAAGTTTTGATCGTGGCCTGCTTCATAATCTGTCTTTTCTTTTAATGTATTCCATTTTTTCTTCCCACGATCATAATGTAAACCTGAATTACCCATATTAGAATCATTTCCTTTTTTTGAATTCATTGCATTCTCATAATTCTTAT